GGAGACTTCGCATTGTTTGACAACTTGCGAAGACAATACGACCGACTCCTGCAAACCCGTGAGCAAGTCCCGGCAAAAACAATCACCGACACCATGAGCAAAGAGGACAAAGAGAAATGTAATCGCCTCCTGAGAAAAATTCCCGTGTTGGCCGACATTGCAGAATCCTCCGCTGTCGATTTGCTCTCACTACTGAAAAAATATGACGGCTCTGTTACCCTTCCTATGCTGGAAGAACTGCGGGCGTTCAACCACATCGCCCGTGACCTGCGATCCATCATAGACCGTGTAGGCGACGAATCTTTTTCCATTTCCTTTGGAGATACATGCGACAAGGTGAACGAGAAAATCGAAAGCATATTTGATGAAAATTAGGAATAAAATGAGTTATAAAAAATTGTTTGAAATATGATTGAGAGTATATACAAGTCATATCCTTTCTGCGAGAATTGGGAGAAGAAACATTGCAAGAGTGTTATTGAGGAAGCCACTCAGTGGGGTGAACAACTCAAAAAGGAAAATATTAAGCAAAAAATTGGCACAAGAATAAACATGATGAGATTTTATAATGGTACGAAGCAGGATATAAACAGGAACTTCCAAGTTACCAAAAGTTAAACTCTTGATTATGAGCAAAATAAGGTCATAAATATTTGGTTAACTCACTGATAATGAGTATCTTTACAATACTAAAAGAAACCAATATTTCTAACAATTAAAAGACAAAAACGATGAAATACCAAGTATCAAAGAAAGGTTCAAGTGTAACATTTAAGTTTGCAACATACGAAGAAGCAGTTGATTTTTGCAACACAATGATTTTTTTGGAAAATGCAAGAGGTGCTGAATATCCAGAACTTACAATAAGTGAAATAAAATAAGATATATTACATAAGAGCAATGAACACATTTGATTTTTATCAAGACCGCAAAGTAACATGTTGGGAGCGTACTCAGTTTTCTATCGAAGCGGAAAGTTATAAAGAAGCGTTAGAAATAATAAAATCATGGGGAGGTGAAGATGTACTTTGTTTTGAAGATGACAAGCAGATAATGGTTACAGACGGAGAAACTTTATATGAAACATCAGAGACTATTTCTCCTATTGATAACGGAGGTAGACCAAATATAGAAGTATTTGATAGCACAGGAAACAAAATTACTGATAATGTCATGAAAACACGATTATGAAAGGAGAATACGGGAGAGCACTAAAACTGTCAAATATAGTAGATTAAACAAATTTAGTTTTAAAAGTGAATGAATTTCATTCACTTTTACTATTTTTGAAAAAAATCGTATGAAGTAATACGAAACATGACTATGGACGAAATTAAAATTTTTGAGAATGAGCAATTCGGAAAAGTAAGAATTGCGATGAGTGAGAGTAACGATCCATTGTTTTGCTTGGCGGATGTGTGCCGTGTTATAGGCATTACTAACGCAAGAAATGTCAGGTCAAGACTTGAAGAAGATGATGTCCGCCAAATGGACACCATAGATTCGTTAGGTAGGAATCAACAAGTTACATTTATAACAGAAAGCGGTTTATATGATGTGATAATTCGCAGTGAAAGCGAAAAAGCAAAGCCGTTTCGCAAATGGGTGACAAGTGAAGTTCTCCCTTCTATCCGAAAACATGGTGTATACCTGACAAACGAAACGCTAGAAAAGGCTCTTTTATCTCCAGATTATTTAATTAAACTTGCTACCCAAATTAAAGAAGAACGCCAAAAGCGCATTGAAGCAGAAAAAAAAGTAGCTGAAGCCGCACCATCAATTGCATTTACGAATGCTGTTCAATCTTCTAATACTTCTTGCTTGATTGGAGAGCTTGCTAAATTAATTGCTCAGAACGGTTATCCAATCGGAGAAAAGCGGTTATTCGCATGGCTGCGTGAAAACGGATATCTTGGGAAACATGGTGAACGGTACAATATCCCCAATCAGCAATATATTGAACAAGGATTATTTGAGTTGAAAAAAGGAGTACGGTCTGGTAATGGTGGAGTATTACATACCACTATAACACCGAAAATAACCGGAAAAGGACAAGTATATTTTGTAAACAAATTCCTTAGAAATCAATAATAAATACACAGTGTGAAGATGCACTGCACAATTATACAATCATGGACGAAATAACCACTATATTAGACAGTGCCCGACCCGTTGATAATATTATCAATGACTTAAAAAGAAAATCCGTTTGTGTTCCTTCATGGGAAATTCTTATTAAAGCGTATGAACCATCATTCCATGAAATAGCCAAAGATACTATAACAAGAAAAGATAAAATACGCAAAGACGGGACAAAAGAAGAAGCATCACGCATTTACATTGGCCTTGAAAAGCTGCTTACAAAGCGTATGACCGAGTTCATGTTTGCTATTCCTGTAAAACGTATCTATCACAACACAGAAGGATTTGAAGTCCGCCAACAGATAGCAAAGGCTATAGAGTCAATTTACAAGTATGCCCGAATCGATACAGAAAATATTAAACGTGCAAATGCGTATTTCGCATCATGCGAAATCTTCACAATTTGGTATGTAGTAGAAAAGCCCAATACATTATATGGTTTTAATAGTAAGTATAAGCTAAAATGCAAAACATACTCGCCAATGGAGGGAGTAAAACTATATCCATTGATCGACGAACTTGACGATATGCTTGCAATGTCCTTTGAATACACAAAAAAGGTAAAGGACGAAGAAATTACTTATTTTGAGACTTACACAGCAGACAAACATTATAAATGGAAACAAAATGGTAAGGGCTGGGAGCCTGTCGGCACTGTTGAACAGATACGGTTAATGAAAATACCCGGCGCATACGCACTTAGGCCTGTACCTATATACCACGGATTAACTCGTATTCGCAAAGAATTGGAATATACACTTTCTCGTAACTCCGACGTGATTGCCTATAATTCAGCACCAATTTTGAAAATAGCCGGTGGTATACAAGGCAAAGAAGATAAGGGAGAAAGCCGTAGAGTTTACCGTGTGGAACAAAATGGAGATGTATCGTATGTATCGTGGGCGCAATCTATCGAGGCATTGAAGTATCACGTGGAAACCCTTCTTAAACTCTATTGGATGCAATCGCAGATGCCGGACGTTTCTTTTGACAACATGAAGTCTTTGGGGAACATAGGTTATGATGCCAGACAAATGCTTTTGACCGATGCACACTTAAAGGTTGGTGACGAAAGCGGATCATGGATTGAGCTTTTTGAACGTGAGGCAAGTGTCATCAAAGAATTTTTAAAGCACATGAACACATCATGGGCAAGCGAAATTGATAATATAGAGATTGAACATATCATTACACCCTTCATACAACAAGATGAAGATGCCACAGCAGCTCGCTTATTGAAACTTAATGGCGGAAAACCAGTCATGTCACAGCTTGAATCTATCCAACAGGCAGGTTATAGCAATGACGCACAGGCTACATTGGAACAGATACAGAAAGAAGAGGCTAGCACTTCTCAAAGCAGGGTCAACAATATATTCGGAGAGTCAGCGATTTAATTAGATAATTATGAAGATAAAAAATAAATACAATATTGGAGATTATGTGTGGGTTATGTTTTGTAAAGGAAAACCTACACGGCATAAAATTGAAGGAATAAAAATACATATTTATCCTGATAATATTGTAAGTATATTCTATCAATTAGAAGGTACATCTTGTGATATTATAGGCTTTCTAGAAAGAGAGTGTTTTCTTACCAAAGACGAATGTACGAAAAACAAAACTTATGGGGCGGTTAAGGGTACTGCAATTAGACTTAGCAGTGTTTTTGCTCGTTTATATTTGATTATTGCAATGATGTTGTTTTCCGTTCCATTACTAATTATCCAAGTCATACATTGGCTTTTTACAGGTCGAAGAGAACCAGTTACTTATCGTATAATGGATAAGATAACCGATAAACTTGATAATGGCTAGTATGAAAGTACCAATAGATGAAATGACGTTTGCTGAAAGTGAGTATCACCGTGGGGATAAAATTTGGACAGCACAAACACTCTATGACTTTGCAAAAGCAAAAGAATATCCCATACTTGATATGCCCTTATGGAATATTGACTTGACAGCAGAGCCATTTGAGTGTAATCAGCTTCATAGTTTTATATTTCAGTGTAAACGGGTGAATCAATGTTCTCTTGAATATCCGATTATTCTTGATGATGTGGGACAAATCGCCGATGGCTATCACCGTTTATGTAAAGCAATATTAGAGGGTAAAGAAACAATTAAAGCTATTCGTTTATTGGAAATGCCAGCACCTGACAGGGTTGAAAATAAATAATACGCAATGGCAAAGCCGAAAACTCCAAATCAAAAACGCAAGTACAGCGAACTGAATAAACGGCTCGCCAAGTACGTCATGCTTGTGGAATCCATATACGAGGATTTGAATTTAGAGGCGGCTAAAATAGTCGGAATTACCGATTTTACTATTGATAGTGATAGGCCGTTTATGTGGTCGGATTATCCCCAAACAAGGAAACGGATAAGAGACTTACAAGAAAGGTTCGTTGAGGACATCGGAGCTGTAATATATAGTGGCACTTCTGAAGAATGGAAAAACAGCAACGAAGTTCAAGACCTACTTGCTAACAAAGTATTGCAAACTTATGGTGCTACCATAGGTAAGAAGAATTACGAAATCCTATACCAGCCCAATAATGATGCATTGAAAGCGTTCCAGCAACGTAAGGATAAAGGATTTACCATATCAGATAAGTTGTGGAATCAATCGACCCTGTATAAGCAGGAACTTGAAGAAGCTATATCATGTGCTATTCAGAAAGGCACGAGTGCAATCATATTAAGTAAACAAATCTCCAAATATCTGCTCGATTTTCCACAACTGCAAAAGGATTACAAGGAAAGGTTCGGAAAAGCATCACGATCAATGGATTGCGAGTATCGTTCTATCCGTTTGGCTGCTTCCGAAATCAATATGGCATACCGCCAAGCAGAAAACCTACGCTGGCAACAGATGGACTTCGTTGTGGGGTATGAAATCAAATTAAGCAACAACCATACTTGCAACGGAAAGCCTTTTCAAGACATTTGCGATATACTAGCTGGAAAATACCCGAAAGACTTCCAATGGACCGGTTGGCATCCCCTTTGCCGGTGTTACAAGATACCCATTCTAAAAACCGAAGAAGAATTTTGGGAATGGGACGGTCGGAGTGAAGCCACGACAGCAAGCGTGAACGAAGTTAAAGACGTACCGGACGCTTTCAAAAAGTGGGTATTAGATAATCAAGAGCGCATCAGCACAGCAAAAAAACGTAATACTTTACCATACTTTTTGCGTGATAATAAATCCGTTTATCAGAAAATAACAGTTGAAAGTTCCATTTCGGAAATTGTAAAACGAGCATCATCAGTGGGAGATGAAGTACAGTCCATAGCAGAACGGATCGCAATAAAAAATGGTGGTTATGTTACGCCTATTAATTTCAAGAGTACAACTTCTATCACAAGAAAAGTCATCACCGAAGGTATAACTCCATACGATATTAAAGATGCTGTAAGAACAACCATAATCGTTCCGAAGTCCCGAATAGAAGATGTGTTAGAAGAACTGTACAAAACGGAAGGCTTCTTACGCCTTAAAAGGCAAAAACCAGAATCATTCATGGGATATAGTGGAAACATCGTAAACATAAGAACCACAAATGGTCTTACTGCGGAAATACAGGTTAATACGGAACGTATGATTTTTGCAAAAGAAAGGCCGGAAGATGCGAAACGTATTCTTGGAAAAAAACGTTGGGAAGAAATACATAATGAGACAGGAATGGAAGGTGGTCTCGGACATAAATATTATGAGCAATGGCGCATACTCGATAAATCAAGTAATGAAGCACTAAAAATAGTAGAAAAATCTATTGAATATTATAGTCATTTCCGATAAAAATAATTATCTTTACATATAAATATGAACCCAAATATCCTACAAAAAAAATTACAAGCGGGTGAAGAAGTCTATATTTTAGACGATTTTGAAGAATCTGCAATACGTCTTGTTCTTGAAAATGGAAAGACAAATGCTTTCATTAAGCACAAAGGAAGACGCAATGAAAAGGAAATATCACAGTCAAATGAAACCGTTTGCGAGATAATATTAGGAGGTATAGAAATACCCAAATCAGAATATGA